TACCACTGGGGTGCTCTCATGGTCAAACTGGTTCCCATGTTTGCCATGGATGTTTACAAAGCATCCGATGATGAGTTAGTATGGGTCTTTGATGTGAACAACCCCAAAGATGGTTATCATGTCCCTGCTCGCAATCTTTCTACTTATTCTTATTGATTATGTCTAGGATTAAAAAAGCAATCAAAAAAGTTTCTAAAGCAGAAGGATTCCAAAAACTTGGTGTCGAAGAGGTTGAAAACAAACTTAACACTTTTGATTACTCTCAACTTCCCAAACCTGGCAAGAATAAAGGTGATCGTGGGCAACTCTTTGAGACTGCTTTGGGTATTCCAAACGGTTCTGATTTGACTGACTTGATTGATGGTGAACTAAAGTCTTTTACTAAAGGTGAGACAATTAAAGTCACCATGCTAAAGCACTGTCTTGACGAAATTGCTTCTAGCGTTGAATTTTATGATAGTAAAGTTTATCAGAAGTTAAAACAAACTATTTACGTTGGTTTTGATCGTGGTGGAAAGTTTCTTAAATCAAAAACTATCAATGAACAAAACGATTTTGATCATTATCAACAATTGGCAGAAGATTTTGGTTATATTGCAGTAAATGTAAAAAAAGCAATCGTTAATAAAGAAACTCTTCATACTATCACTGGACCTAACGGATTACTGCAAATACGTACAAACGCATCTAAGAATAAAAAGACTGGAAAATACACACCACTGTGCTATAATGGTGTTGAGTTGAAAGACAAATATATGGCATTCTATCTCCTTGCAGACTTCGGAAAATCAATTACAAAATGACATCAAACACACTTCAAGTTCTAACAGCAAGCACAGGTAATCGTAAAGATACGTGGAATACTCCTGCGGAATTTGTGGGTGATGTTATTAAGTTTTTTGATGGACAGATTGATACTGACCCGTGTTGTAATGATGTAAACAATCCAAACGTGCCTGCCAAAGTTCTTTATACTGAAGAAACGGATGGTTTAAAACATCCATGGTTTGGTAAAGTTTTTGTGAATCATCCATATTCTGCTAGTAAAAAATGGATTCCCTATGCTGCTGCCCAGTATGAAAATGGAAATGCGAAAGAAATGGTTCTTCTCATTAAGTTGGACGTTTCTACCAAATGGTGGAGATCTATCACCAAATATCCATGGATAGGAGTCAATAGACGGTTAAGATTCGGTGCTGCCAAAAGTGCAGCACCATTTCAGTCTGCTATCATATACCTTGGGACTGATCTTGACCGATTTAAACATGCTTTTGGTAAGTACGGTCAATTGTATGTGCCAGTTGATTGAACCGTCCACCAACCGACCACAGAGCAGGGCAGACCTGCTATAATTACAAAGTAATCAAGGGAACACCACTCACATGCAACTCACTGCCAAGCACGGAAACATGGTTGTTGACTTCTATCCGGTGAAGTATGCTGATAATACGATCAGTGAGCGTCTGATGTATAAGACCGTCACATTCAGTAATGACATGCAATCCAAGTCTTACATCAACAAAGAATCATTTGAGAAAGAGGTTAATAATCGTGTTGAGGGTTATGGTTATGAAGTAACTGATTTACATGTTGAACCACAACTGTTCAATTCAGCACTGATTCAGACCAGATGGTGAAGTGTCACAGAGCATCTTGAAACCCGCTCAGGATGCTCTATAATAAGCACATACCAAACAAAGCAACCGGACAACCCCATGAAAATGTCACCCGAACTTAAAGCACGACTTACTCAACCCGAATCCAGAGCAGAGTATGCTTTTAAGTTTATCTCACAATGGACAAAGGATGGTGCCAGTGGTCATGCAATGAATGTATGGTCTGAATGGTTGGATGTTGTGAATGAAACAGTTGAACCCACCGAACTTTACTAAATGAAAGTAATTCAGTATGTACTGAGTGGCATTTGTATTACATTTGCCCTCAGTGTTTATTTGGTATTCTTGGCACAACGTGATTCCAAACTGTTTCAGAACTATGACTCAACAACAATCGAATCAAGAGTTCGTGAATGATTTGTTTGATAAACTCTTTAAGCACACAGACACGGACATGATTGATTTGCACGATGATGATACGTGTTGTGACCATCTTGAATTTGAACAACTCTCTCTTGATTTCTAATGACTGATTTAACTTTTTCTGGTGTATTTCTAACGGTTGAGGAACATGATTGCATGTATACGGTTTGTAGTGAGGGTGAATTATTCCGTGTTCCATTTAATCATCTCAATTTAAACTTTGATGAGTTTGAGATTGTAGATTTTTGGGATGATAATGTAGATGCAGAACAATTAGAGGAGATACAATCAAAGTTAATTGATATGATGCAAATTGCCGGACTGTATTTCAAATCACAACCAATTGAATTATCATGAATGTATCTCATATGATTGAAAGACTTGAGGATGCGATTCAAGTATGTTATGATGTTGGTAAGGATAAAAACAAAGGTTATCCTTATGCGACTGGTTATGCACGAGCTACAATGAAAGAAACCATATGGCAATTAAAGGAGTTAATGAATGAAAAAGACAGAAGTTAACATCGAATTAAATGTACATGAATTAGATATTATACTCAAGTCTCTTGAATTAGTGGATAGTAGAGATGAGATACAGATCAATCGATCATCAGGTAGTATTGACACCTTGTATGATCGGTTGTATGATTATTACGCTACATTAGACACAACAAACGTCGAACTCAATTACGAATCTTATGTTGACCAATCTTTCTAAAGTCACACCACAGACCAATCCAGAGTTATGGTATTCATGGTATCATGTAGTTAAGGAAGATGCTCCTGAAGTATTAGATGAATTTTTAGAGAATACTGCTGCCAAGATGGAAGTTACGGTTGATTATCTTATGAAGGAGTTCTTATGAGTAAGTATGTGTATTTGATTGATCATTGGTCTTTATCCGGGTTGATTGTATTAATTGCAGAGAATGATATGAGAGCATTTTCTCTTGTGATTACGGATCCAGAGATTAAGTTTCAGGAGGGTGATACTGATGCACTGATGAATGAGATTACAAATGCATCCAAGTTAAAGTTGTCGGATGATTATGAATGTGGTATAATTAGTGCAATGGTAATCGAATAGTATGGAAACTCCATTATACAAAATTGAAGAAGAATCAACATCAGGATGGCACGAAGTAAGAACATCACTTACAAGGGATGAATGTGAGGAAATTTATAATAGTTTATTAGATGATGGAATTAATCCTAAAAGAATTAAAATCACCAGAGTATCATGATTGATTTCCCACATCTACCACCCGAAGGTTATTCTTATTCATTTGAATCATTTAATGCAAGGTATGATGCCATATGGATCATTAACCATGGATTGTTCTCTTATAGAGATACACCACCCAAATCAATATGGGGATTTTATTCATCAAAGAAGGGAAAGTATTATGCTCCGATTAATTCAAAGAAGGTAGGTAAGGAAGTTTCTATTAAGGATACAACACCTTATAGTTCGATGCAAAAGAACCTAAATCCATTAGAGGCACTATTGTTCTCATGAGTTATGTACCAAAGGTGAATGATTATGTAAGATGGAATCATCATGGTGTCATTCATCAAGGATGGGTTTATTTTGTTGATAGTTTGTACATTACGATTGAGACAGGAGTAAAACCAAAACCAAACTGTGAGTATACCCGTGAGGAGAAACATAAGTATATTCATACTTTGTTATTGTGTTATCCGCATCAATGGAAGGATCTTACTTATGTAAAGAGTCGAAAGAGTATCTATGAGACAGATTAAGAACTGACCACTGAACCCCCACAGGGCACACAGATGCCTTATACTCATTATATACCAAACCAGGATTACCAAATGATAGTCAACGGATACGAAATCAAACCAGGAGATATTCTTGAGGGTGCTGACCTTAAGGGTGCTATTCTTGAGGGAGCTGATCTAAGTTATGCTGATCTAAGTTATGCTGACCTAAGAGGTGCTATTCTTGAGGGTGCTGACCTTAAGGGTGCTATTCTTGAGGGTGCTGACCTTAAGGATGCTGACCTTCGAGGTGTTGACCTAAGACGTGCTAATCTTAAGGGTGCTAATCTTGAGGGTACTAAACTTAAGGGTGCTAATCTTGAGGGTACTAAACTTAAGGGTGCTAATCTTGAGGGTGCCAAACTTAGGAATGCTGACCTTCGAGGTGTTGACCTAAGACGTGCTAATCTTAAGGGTGCTAATCTTGAGGGTGCTAATCTTTGGAATGTTAACCTTAAGGGTGCTTATCTTAAGGATGCTAATCTTAAGGGTGCTAATCTTGATGGAACTATTTTAGAAGGACTTAACCTATGATTATCAACGGATACGAAATCAAACCATTCATACTCACTGAATTCACAAAACAAACATATGTTTAACTTCTTTTCTAATCAGACTCAATCCCCAGAATCTCCAGACCCACTATTTACAACAGAAAAAGAACTAATTCTACATGTTTATGAACAAACTATTTGGAGAGGTAAAGAGTAAGTAATGGGTAATTTATTGATCTCTAAACCAATAATATCCTTTATAAGAGTTGCGACGGGGATTTTTAAGAGAAAGTCTGATAGATGCTTCACTACTAACCTTACCACAAGCCCGTGCTGCTTCTTTTATACTATCAAATACTTGTGTCTTAACCCATGTTCTTTTATTGATACCATATACAGGAATAGATCTTTTAGATTGTTCTAATCTTTTCCATAAGTGTCCATAACACTTATAACCTTTATCCATAGCACGAACAATATTACCAGACTTTTTTCTATCACCAGTAAGTTCTATTGCTGCCGAACTTATACTGTCCCATTCTATCTCTTCTCCTGTTTCTATATTCACACTCATTATCCGTGTTGCAAGGTGTTTACCATCACCCCTATTCTCTGCTAAGTGAAACCCCCATTTATCATTATTATCTAACTTATCTTTTAATCCATTACTGATATTATTACACCATTCATCTGATCTTTCTATATCAGACATTATATCGGATAACTTTTCTTTTGTTTCATTACTGTAAGTAGGAGTATTACCACCTGATGTTGCATTATATCCTTCTACATTATTAAATGTATTGTATTCCTTAATGTAGTGTATTTCTCTTTCATCTAATTCATTTTCATTACAATCACATATTTCTTTAATCATAAAGTTATGATTACCATGCTTACGCATAGCACGATGTAATGGATATGGACTCATTCTTTTTGCTTCATCAATGTGTTGCTTCCATCTCTTATTCATTCCTTGAGTTGTTTGACCCACATACTTATGTCCATTGACCTTGTTAATGATGAGATAGATTGTTCCTTGCTTCATTTTGAGATAGAATGCATATTAATATTTATAGGATACTATTGTTAAATGATAGAAAACAATGCAAATAGAGAATCTAAAATTAATTATAAATAAATCCCTTATAAACCCCAGATCTTATGCAACCTTTATCGACAGGCTATCACACTCAGAGCATTTTGTCAAGACCCCCCACATAAAAACTCTGAGACCCACACATTTTTTCTCGTCGAGACTTATAAATAATGCTTATGAATACCGCACGAGATCATACTTGACATACGTGCGAGATGTCTGTATAATATACAAGTAACATACAAATCTCGACGAGACCCATGTATTACGAAGACCACGAGTTACAGTATCATTATAACAACGAGTCTTATACGTATTATAAAGACGAGATGTGTGAGCATTATGCACGAGATACATATACACTACGAGATACACATAACACCCAGGATACATACGAGATAGATGATGAGTACGCACGAGATACATGTGATTACGTAGAGCTTGCGTATAAACATTACGCATAACATACGAGATACACATATACATTACGAGATATGTGTACACATAACACATTATAACACACATCACACGAGATACACATGTACGCACACAAACGCATCATAAGTGTTACATTAGACATCGAGTGTTATGATGATTTAAATCT